AACCCCGGCGGGCCGGGCCACGACTTCCTCAAGCGGAACTTCGTAACGGCCTGTGAGTCGGAGCGGCTGTTCTTCAACCCGACATTTCGGGATAAGAAGAATCCTCTCGACAAGGGCCGTCTGAGCATCTTCATCCCGGCGAAGATGCGGGACAATGCGTATCTCGATGCTGGGTACTCTGGAAACCTTGCTGGGCTGCCTGAGGAGCTCCGCAGGGCTTACGAGGAGGGCGACTGGGACGCGGTTGTCGGCCAGGCGCTTCCTGTGGAGCGCCAGCGGCACCTTCTGAGGCAGTTCAGCCCCCCTCGGCACTGGCTGCATTTCCAGTCGATCGACTGGGGCACGGGCAAGCCGTTCAGCATTGGGTACTACTGCGTGTCGGACGGGGCTTATCTGTCCTCGCGCGATAACTGGCCTGAAATATACCTGCCTTCCGGGTCGATCATACGCTTTGCCGAGATGTACGGGTGGAATGGCCGGGCCGATCAAGGTTGCCGGAAGGACGCCAAGACGGTTGCCAGGGAAATACGGGACTTCGAGTTAGCCCTGAACATGCCGCCGATTGACTACCGGGTGGCTGATTCCGGCATGTGGGCGCAGCATGATGGCCCTAGCCCTGCAGAAAACATGATGGAGGAGGCTGGTTTCTCTCTCAGGAAGTCCCAGAAGGACCGGGAGCGGAACTACAGCGAGTTTCTGGCCAGATTAGCTGGAAACCCCCTTATCCGTGAGAACGGGCAGACGGAAGAGCACCCGATGCTGTTCTTCACGGCCAACTGCACGCATTTCTGGCGGACGGTGCCAATCCTGACCTTGGACGAGACGGACCCGAACAAGGGACCGGATACCAAGCTTGAAGACCATGTTTACGACGAAGTGGCCTATGCGATCCGGTCGCGTCCCTACGTGATGACGACGGATGACCGCTGGGAAGAGAAATGGGGCCGCGAGGCCCGGAAGGCGATGGGGAAGAATCAGGACCCCTACGCGACAGCCTGAGAGAGCAAATGAGAGCACCGACGATCTACTGCGCCGACCACCAGCACGCCAAGGTAGTCTGCAGCGCGTTTGCGGAGGGCTGTGGGGGCAGGCTGGTCCCGGCCACCTCTGCGCTACGGAAGGGCCACGCTGCTATGTGGGGCATCCTGAGGGGGTCTGGAGACCGCATTAAGGACTGCGAGCTTTACGGCCATCCGTATTTCTACATTGACCATGGGTATTTCGCTCGCGGGCACTATGACGGGCATTACCGGGTGGTGTTCTGCGATAGGCATTTGCAGGGCCCGCCACGGCCGAGCGATGGTAAGCGGTGGGAAGCCCTGGGCCTGGAGGTAACGCCTCTGCGCACGGTCGTGACGCTGGGAACTGTTACCGCGTATCTGCCGATTTCGCGCCATGTGGCGGCTTACCTTGGCATCGACGCGGATGCTTTCGATAAAGAGGCGATTGCCTGCCTTGGGGCGGACGGATTGTCTGTCTATGTCGCCCCGAAAGAAGAGCCCGGGCAGTGGGATGGGGCCGACCTCGTTGCTGGGTTTCAATCTAACGCCTTGCTGGAGGCGTCACTATCGGGGCGCTGGGCGCTGGAGCTTGGCCGAAGCCCGGCGTCGTTCTTGCCTGGCGGAAGAGATATTGTCTTCCCCTGGCTCGCCGACAACCAATGGACCCTTGCGGAGATGCGCTCTGGGAAATGCTGGCAAGATCTTACGCAACGCTACGGCGCCTTGCTAGAGGCTGCATGAGCCTCTGCTTTCCTGAGTCGGACAAGCATTTCAAGCGCGCCGACGGGTACCAGAAGCGCATTATCGACCACGCACTGCCGCACTGCCAGGGAAGATGGCTGGCGGTGGACGTTGGGGCTCACGTTGGGCTGCTGACTCGCAAGATGCTTCAGCATTTCGACCGCGTTGTGTGTTTCGAGCCGCAACAGGAGAACTTCGCCTGTCTGCGTCGCAACATCGACCCGTTACGCACTACAGCGCATAAACTGGCTTTATCGGATGTAGCCGGTCTTTTGAGCATGGAAAACCCCAGCCCGGTAAATTCGGGCGCCTGGGAATGCCGGCCCTATGACGGAACGGGAGAAATCCATTCCGCCCGGCTGGACTGGTTCGGGCTTAAGCCTGACCTCATCAAGTACGACGTGCAGGGCCATGAGGTGCAGGCCCTGAGGGGAAGCATCGAGACGCTGAAGCGATACAAGCCTGTCGTGATTGTCGAGTGCTGGCGGGACGGCGAGCGGGACAACGCCCCGCGGCACTTCCTGGAAAGCCTCGGAGCGAGTTTGGTAGAGAGCATTGGCAAGGATCTGATCTTTGCCTGGAAGGAGAGCGAGTGACGTACGCATACGTGATCGGGACGTATCAAGAGGATGGTCTGGAGGGCGCTGAGGCGACACTAGACCGGTCTAGTGTCCATGCGCTTTTCGAGACTGTCTGGCCCGGAGGCGGCGAAGACGACAGGGCCGCGCTGGATGCGGTTTTGGCGCTGGGCGATACCGCGCTAGTGAGCGACAGCGACGGCTGGAACATTCTGCGTGGCTGGGGCGGCCCGCGCCTTTATGTGCTGCTACTCAAATGACCTTCAATCCCCTGGCCGCGCAGGCCGTGTATGCGCTTGGTTCGGCACAACGTGGCGCCGTCTGCGAACTGGGCAACCAGCGCTTTACCGTCACAGAGGATGTTCTGCGACGAATTTACATGCCAAAGGCACCGTCCAGCACCGAAGAATTTTATCGCTGGCTTGAATGGGAACCATACGTCGCCCTCGATGTGAACACTGACATGGGCGCCAAGGTGGTGGACCTGAACAAGCCTATCCAGGGCCGCCACTACGACCTGATGGGCAGGTTCGACCTCGTGACAAACAACGGGACCGGAGAACACATCTTCAATCAGGATGCTGTTTTTCAGAACGTTCATGACCTCGCGAAGGTCGGTGGGGCCATGCTGCACATCCTGCCAATGAGTCCCTGGGTAAACCACGGCTTCTACAACTACAACCCGGTGCTGTTTCGTGACCTGGCTGTTGCAAACGGCTATGAGTGGCTGTTCCTGTGGCTGTCGGATCGCTGGGGCAACAAGGTCGAGTTGGAAGAAAACGACTTCTCCGAGGCGTTCCGGGAGAAGAAGCCGAGAGCGCTTGAGAAGGCCATCGGGCAGGTGATCGCGCACAAAGGCTATGACTGTTCCATCGTGGTTGCGTGGCGCAAGGTTCACGACAGGGCATTTCGCAGACCGTTTCAGGGCAAGTACATGGGCGATATTGCAGACAGCAGCGTGAAGGCCACCTATGGCGCTTAGCGTGCTGGCGAAGGCAGAAGTTGACGACTGGCCGTTCCCTCACGTTGTTATCGAAGACTGCCTGCCCTGGGATTATTACCGCGAGCTATTAGCTACTCGCCCGGCATACGAGGCCATCGTTTGCGGGAGAGATCCCGGCAATAACCTGCGCATGGACGTGCCGGCCAAGCATCTTTTGTCCTGGCCTCAGTTGCCGTCTATCTGGCGAGAGTTCATTCAGTTCCACACCTCGCAAGCCTTCTGGCAAGAGATATGCGACCTGTTCGGGATTCCCGACGGGGAACGCATCGCCGGGGTTAGGTTTCGCGACCCGTCCGACATCGTTATGGACTGCCAGATTGGCCTGAACACTCCGGTTCTGGAGCGCTCCAGGGTGCGCGGTCCTCATGTAGACAACCCGGTCGAGATCTTCGCCGGGCTGCTCTACATGGGCGACGAACAGAAGGGAGGTGATCTGCTTATCTACGAGCCGGTAGAGCCACTCCTGTTTTATGGCAAGGCGGAGATATATGACCGCCGCGTCCGGCCCGTCGAAAAGGTCCGCTACGCCCACAACACATTCGTGGGCTTCATCAACCTGCCTCATGCGGTTCATGGCGTCACGCCCAGAGATGTGACGGACGAACCCAGGTGGCTGGTCAACTTCGTTGCTGAGCAGCACAAGCCCCGTTTCGAGCTTCCAAGAGAGCCCAATGACAGACGAAATCATTCCGTACTACATCGGATATGACCGAACCGAACATGCGGCCTATGAGGTGTGCCGCTGGTCGATGGCGCGGCGGTCTACTCTTCCGGTGCATAGCATCAAGCTGGATCAATCGGCATTGCGGCGCAACGGCCTCTACAGGCGGGCGCCGGAATCCAACAGCATGCTGGACAGCTTCGACCACAAGCCGTTCTCGACGGAGTTCAGCTTTACCCGGTTTCTCGTTCCCGCACTAGCGCAATACGACGGCTGGGCTCTGTTTTCCGACTGCGATTTCCTCTGGCTGAACAGTGCGACAAAGCTATGGCAGCTTCGCGATGACAAATACGCGGTGATGGTGGTGAAGCATGACTATCACCCCACGGAAACCAGCAAGATGCAAGGCCAGGCGCAGGAGGTATACCCGCGCAAGAACTGGTCCAGCCTCATCCTTTGGAACTGCGCACATCCGGCCAACAAGCTGCTGACGGTGGATGCGGTCAACATCGAGCCGGGCTCGTGGCTGCACGGCTTCGGGTGGCTGAAGGAGGGGGAGATTGGCGAGGTTCCACCTTCATGGAACTACTTGGAGGGTCACTCCAATGGAGTGGAGATCAACGCCCTGCACTATACGCGCGGGGGGCCGTGGTTCAGCGAGTGCATGACGGTTGATTACGCGGACCTATGGCTTGAGGAAGAGCGGACCATGCGCAATCGGATGGAGGCTGCGCAATGAGCCCGTCAAAAAAAACAATGGATTGTTTTTGGGCTGCGATTCCGACAAGAGAGATCCTGCCTCCCCAGGAGGATTTTGTTGTAACGGGGTTTGGCGGAGACCTGCCAGAAGATATTCCGGCAGGGCATGTGTACAGCACTTTTTTTATAGGCGGACACGGGCTCTCTGCCGAGGAAGCAGAGGAAGATTTTTCCAACAAGACGAAACAATTCGGCGCCACCTTGCGGCCGGGTGCCAAGGTATTCGTTAGGCGCGTCCCAGAACTTTTCTGTGAAAAGAATTTCGAT